CGAGAAGCGCGGCATCGCCTACCGGCTAACGTTCAAAGCCTGGTTGGAAACATGGGGCGAGCGCATCCTCGACGAGCACCGCGGCGCCGGCGATGACCGGCTTCGCCTGGAGCGCATCGACAAGGCCGGATGCTTCGAGGTGAGCAACGTGCACGTCGTGCGCCGACTGCTGCCTGGAGAGCTGCGCAGGCGGGGCTGATTTATTCACTGTGACGCAAGGAGCGCCGCACACACAACGGATGGATCGCTATGGGCCGCAAATCAGCGCTGACGGACAAGCAGTGGCAGGCAACGGTCGAGAAGTTCGATCTTGATGGCCTGTTGCGTGATGCGCGCGACATGACCAACAACGAGCGCTCCGTGATGTTGATGCTCCGCCTGTCTCTAGCATGCGGCGACCTTGCGCGTATGATCGACGTCCCCGCAATCACAGGGCACCGCTTTGAATTTGGCGTCGATTGCGGAAGGATTGACCTACTACTGTTCCATGCAGACGGCAGCGTATCGATTGTCGAAGCCAAGGCCGAGAACCGCGCGACAACAATCGCTGCGGGCATTGGTCAACTCTGCATGTACGCGGCCGCTCTGCCTAGCGCGCTTCATAAGAAGCAGCGCCCGACGACGATTCGCAAAGTGCTGTGCGCCCATCTGGACCCAGCTAAGTGCGCGATCTTGATAGCCGCATGTGAGATGGCCGGCGTCCGCTTCGCCTACCTGCCGCCGTTTAGCACGTTCAGGAAGATGATGGCCCGAGTTCTCGCGGGAGGTTGATCGTGGGCCGGAAGTCATCACTATCGCCGGAACAGTGGCTTGAGATTGAGCGTCGACACGTCGTTGACGGCGAGTCGATTAACGCCTTGGCAGCGGAGTTTGGAGTCAACGAATCGTCCATTCGGCGAAAAATAAAGCCGAATAAAGCCGAATCGCCGAATCGGCAAAATCCCTTGCAGGTACTAGCAAAAGAGAAGGTTTGGGTCGACGCTGAGAGCAAGCGAATTGCCGAACAAATCGCCGAGCTTCCATATGCCAAGCAGCAGATCGTCTCCGATCTAGCACGCAAGCTGAAAAGCATCAGCGAGCACCTGGGCTCGGCCGCCGAACTTAGCGCGGCCTCCGCGCATCGTCTATCGCTTCTGGCGAACCAGCAGCTTGAGAAGGTCGACCCGGTGGAGCCGATGAAAAGCGTCAACGAATTGCAGGCCGTTGCGCTGCTGCAGAAGATGGCGAACACGTCGAGCGAAATTGGCATGAACCTGCTGGGCGCGAACAAGGAAATGGTCAAGGCCGCGATGCAGGACGATGACGTGCAGCCCGTGAAGATCGTGGTCCAGGTGGAAGATGCAAGTCGCCCCGAAGCTGAATAAGCCGCAGGCGCGCTTCCTCGCCCTCGACCGCAAGTTCCGCGCGTTCGTCGCTGGATTCGGCAGCGGAAAGACGTGGGTCGGCAGCTCCGCGCTGTGTCAGCACGCCTGGGAGTGGCCCAAGGTCAACGCGGGATACTTCGCGCCGACCTACGCACAGATTCGCGACATTTTCTACCCAACGATGGAAGAGGTGGCGTACGAGTGGGGTTTGACGACCAAGATCCACGAGACGAACAAGGAAGTGCACCTCTACTCCGGTGCGCGCTACCGCACGACAGTGCTGTGCCGCTCGATGGAGAAACCGGGCGACATCGTCGGCTTCAAGATTGGCAAGGCGCTGATCGATGAACTGGACGTGATGAAAGCGGCCAAGGCGGCGATCGCCTGGCGCAAGATCATCGCTCGTATGCGCTACAACGTCGACGGTCTGCGCAATCAGATCGACGTGACGACCACGCCCGAGGGTTTCAAGTTCGTCTATCAGCAGTTCGTGAAAGCTCTGCGCGAGCGGCCGGAACTGAACAAGCTCTATGGTCTGGTCCAGGCGAGCACGTACGACAACGCCAAGAATCTGCCCGACGACTACATCGACTCGCTGCGCCAGAGCTATCCGCCGCAACTGATTGAGGCGTACATCCGCGGCCAGTTCTGCAACCTCGCGAGCGGAAGCGTCTACCCGAATTTCGATCGCGTGCTGAATCACACGCCTGAACGCATACGCGAGGGCGAGGCGCTGCATGTCGGTATGGACTTCAACGTGCTGAACATGACGGCCGCGATCAACGTGGTGCGTGACGACCTGCCGCTGACGCTCGATGAACTGACGAAGGTTCGCGATACACCTACGATGGCGCGCTTGCTCAAGGAGCGCTTCAAGGACAAGGGCCACGCGGTGGCGATCTACCCGGACGCCAGTGGGCAAAACACGAGCAGCAAGAACGCGAGCGAATCGGATCTGTCGATTCTGCGTCAGGCCGGATTCACCGTGGTCGTGAACTCGACAAACCCGGCTGTGCGCGATCGGGTCAACGCAGTGAATGCCCTGATCCTGAACGACACGGGGGAGCGCCGCTGGAAGGTGAATACGGATGCATGCCCGGTGCTGACGGAGGCGTTCGAACAGCAGGCGTACGACAACAACGGCGAGCCCGATAAATCGACAGGACACGATCACCCGCCTGATGCGGTTGGCTATTTTCTGGTGAAGCGCTGGCCGATCACGTCGCGCATCGCAACCATCGCCCCGCTGCGAATGTAAAAGGAATCTATGAGCGACGTCAGCACAAAAACCAGTTCCGTCACGGCGATGGAGCCGGATTGGGAATTGGCGCGTGCGCTGCTCGGTGGAACCAGGGCGATGCGCGAGGCAGGGCAGAAGTATCTGCCGAAGTGGCCGAACGAGGATCAAAAGGCCTACGACTGCCGTCTTGCATCCGCCGTCCTGTTCCCGGCGTACAAGCGCACGGTCGACACGCTGACCGGCAAGCCGTTTGCCGAGCCGATCACACTGGGCGACGACGTGCCGGCCAACATCGCCGAGTGGACGAAGGACATCGACCTTCGCGGCCGGAATATCGACGCATTCGCCGCCGACCTGATGGAATCCGCACTCGGGTACGGTATCTGCGGCATTCTCGTCGACTACCCGAAAACGCAGGATCAGGACGGAAGGCTGCTTTACCCCACGCGCGCGGCAGAAATCGCCGCCGGCGTGCGGCCGTACTTCATCCAGATTCATCCGTGGCAGGTGCTGGGCTGGCGCGACGAGTACCAGGGCGGCATGTGGAAGTTGACCCAGCTCCGCTTGCTGGAATGCGTCGACGAGCCGGACGGCGAATACGGCGTGAAGTCGATCAACCAGGTGCGCGTGCTGACGCCCGGCGCCTGGGAAGTCCACCGCCAGAACGAAAAGAAGGAATGGGTGCTCTACGACAGAGGAACGACGAGCCTTGACATCATCCCTTACGTGCCGGTGTACGGCCAGCGCACGGGCTTCATGACCGGCCGCCCGCCGCTGATCGAGGTGGCGAACTTGAACGTCGCCCACTGGCAGTGCGCGAGCGACCAGCAGACCATCCTGCACATGGCGCGGGTACCGATTCTCGCGGTCATTGGCGTTGACGATAAGTTCGAGATGACTGTCGGCTCCGCCAGCGCGGTCAAGATCCCGCTGCAAGGCGACATGAAGTGGGTCGAGCACTCGGGCAAGGCTATTGAGGCCGGCGCGGACGAGCTGGAAGCCATCGAGGAGCGCATGCGCCAGTCTGGCGCCGAATTGCTCGTCCTGCGCCCAGGGAAGATTACGGCGACGCAGACCGCTACTGAGAACGCTGTCGGTATGTGCGCGCTGCACCGGATCGCCAATAACGTCGAGGATGCGCTCGATCAGGGGCTGCAGATCGCGGCTACATGGGTGGGCGAGAAGACCGGCGGCTCTGTTGAGCTATTCAAGGACTTCGGCGTCAGCTCGCTGGCCGAAGCCTCCGCGCAGATCCTGTTGGACGCCACGAACGCCGGCAAGATCAGCGATGAAACGTACTTTGCCGAGATGAAGCGCCGCGGCATCGTGTCGCCGGACATCGACTGGCAGGATGAAAAGGAGCGGATCGACGCGCAAGGCCCAGCGCTCGGCACCATGATGGATCCTGCGATCAATGGCTAGCGTCAACGAGGATCTACGAGACGCCGATATCTCGCACCAGGTCGACCTGCAGCATTACGCAAACGGCGTGGTGCGCAAGATGATTGCGATGCTGAATCGCACGGATAGCGATCTTTTTGCGCAGCTCGTGGTGGCACTCGAGAAGATGCCGCCAGAGTCGTTCACCGTGAAGCGCTTGGAGCAGCTTTTGGCAAGCGTGCGCGACCTGAACTCGCAGGCGTATGCGGCGGTATCGGATGAACTGCACTCTGAACTGGCTGACCTGGCGCAGTACGAGTCGGGCTATCAGTACCAGCTTTTCCAGTCGACGATCCCGGCGCAGATTGTTGCTCAGGTCGATATCGCAACCGTCTCGGCGGAGCAGGTGTACGCTGCCGCGATGGCAAGGCCGTTCCAAGGCCGATTGATGAAGGAGTGGGCCTCGTCCATCGAAGAGGGTCGCATGGCACGTATCCGTGACGCTGTGCGCATCGGCTACGTCGAGAACCAGCCAATCGGCGATATCGTCAAGCGGATTCGCGGCACGAAGGCCAAGGGTTACAGCGACGGCATCATCGAGATTGATCGCCGCCACGCTGAGGCTGTGGTGCGGACCGCGATCAGTCACACGGCGGCATTCACGCGTAACCGCTTCCTCCAGGCGAACAACGATCTGATCAAGGCTGTCGTCTGGACGTCGACACTCGACAACCGGACCTCGGATATGTGCCGGATCCGCGATGGTTTGAAGTACACGCCCGATGATCACAAGCCGATTGGGCACAACGTGCCGTGGCTGGCCGGCCCAGGACAACTCCACTGGAATTGCCGCAGCACGAGCGTTCCGGTGACGAAAAGCTGGGGCGAACTCGGTGGCGTCGATATCGGTGAGTTCAATCCAGAGACTAGGGCCGCCATGGATGGGGTCGAGCCCGCCGAAACAACGTACGCCGATTGGATTAAGAGACAAAGTGCAGCGCGGCAGGATGAAATACTCGGTCCGACGCGGGGCAAGTTGATGCGCGATGGCGGCCTTTCCTTGGATAGGTTCTACAACGAAAAGGGTAAGTACCTTACCCTCGACGAATTGCGTAAACGAGATGCTGCCGCATTTGAAGCGGCAGGCCTATAATCACCGCATGAGCCGCTTCACCGTCATAACCGGCACCCCGCCTCCTGATACCCGGGAGCAGCGCGTCATCGACCGTATCAAGAAGACGCGCAAGCCGGCGAACATGATCCAGTGCCCCCGCTGTGGCTCGCGTGAGGTGCTGCCGTTGACGACTGGCGCACTATTGCGAGACGGGAAGGTGACAGGCGGGACGACGGTGCATGTGTGCGCATCGTGTTTCATGAAGGGTGAGCGTGTAGTGCTCGCGTAAAGTATTGATATCCAACACCAAAGCCGCCTCGGGCAACCCGGGCGGCTTTTTTTATGCCGCTAGCGGACGCGATGCGGTGCACGGCCGGAAGGCCACCTTGATGGGCGGATGCCCGGGAAGTCTGACAATGCCATTCAAATTTAATGCCGACGGAACGATTGCGATCGATGCCGAGAAGAAGCTGCCGATCTTCATCAACGCCGAGGGCGCGGAAGCCCCGTTCGATGCCGATGGTACGGTAGCGACCATCAGCCGGCTCAACGGCGAGGCAAAAGCCCACCGAATCGCAAAGGAAACCGCTGAAGCCGCACTCAAGCCGTTCAAGGACGCCGGTATCGAGGATCCTGTCGCCGCCGCGGAGGCCGTCAGGCTGGCGAAAAACCTGAAAGAAGGTGATCTCGTCACAGCCGGGAAGGTGCAGGAAATCAAGGACGCCGCCGCAGCTTCGGCAAAGCAGGCAGTCGCTGATGCGACTCGTGCAGCCGAGGCACGCGAGAAAGCGCTAGCCGAGCAGAATGCCAAGCTGACGCAAGACCTGAACAACCACATCGTTGGCGGCTCGTTCGCTGGATCGAAATTCATCGCCGACAAACTGGCAATCCCGGCCGACATCGCTCAGAAAGTGTTCGGCGACCGCTTCAAGGTCGAAGACGGCAAGCTCGTCCCGCTGGATGCCGGCGGCAACCCGATTTTCTCCGCCACGAATCACGGCAACCATGCCGACTTCGAAGAGGCAATCGCCGTCATGGTCAACCAGTACGCGAACAAGGACATGATCCTGAAAGGATCTGGCGCTTCTGGCGGCGGCGCCAGCCATAGCAAGTCGGGCGCTGGCGGCGACAAGCAAGTCACCCGCAAGCAGTTCGAATCCATGAGCCCGACGGATCGCGCCGCTGCGATGAAGGCCGGCACGACGGTCGTGGACTAAGCATCACCGGTCGAGAGGCCGGGCAGTACCTGTATCGCAATGCCAAACCCTGGATGGGGGAATTGGCGTATGGGCTGGATGGCCTGTGCAGTTATTCAACTCCTACTTCGATTTTCCAAATGACCCGC